TGGTCGTGTACTTGTAGACCAGTTGCCCCGTGATAGGGTTTCGTTCGACCATCATGTTTTGTGCTTTTAGGGGCGAGAGTTCCGTGACGTGTCCGTTGCGGTCACGCCGTATGAGTGCGTATGCGTTGCCCCAAAGCAAAATGTTGGTCATAAGCATTTCACGGAATGTGAAACTGCTCATTTCGCTGTTCGGCGAATCGTGCAGGACGGCGTAGAGCGGATGCTGTTTTGCTTTACTCGTGTCGCCGTTAGTTTCTTCTTTGAGTAGGCTGAGCGGAAGGCTTGCCACGGTTTCACTTATGACTTTCACGCATGCGTAGACGGCCGAGATTTTGAGCGAGTTTTCTTCGTCCACGTTTATTCCGCTTGCGGTTTGCAGAGCGCCGTCCAAGTCGACCCCTTTGATGAAGTCGTCCATCTTGCTCCGATTGGTAGGGTCACGGGTGCGTTTGCCCCAGTTGAAAATTCCCATTGATGCTCCTTTTTATAGAATAATGATGCCTCTGCTGTTGTAGATGCTGTCGGCGGTCTTGTTCACGAGCGCCCGGCTTAATGCCATGACGAGTGCCACCATGCCGTCAATTTTCTCGGTGGACTTTTCCTTGTCGAGTTTAATGTTCCCGGCTGGGTCGGTGCGGACGTAGACATTGTCCGCCATCCAGCGTAGGACTTCGTTTCCGCCGTGGGCGAGTTTTCGTTCTAGCACCAGTTTCATGAGTTCCTTTGTTGGTGGACTCATGTCTTTGAAGCCTTGCCCGAATGCCACCACCGTGAATCCCATGTCTTCAAGGTCTTGCGAGATTTGCATTGCTCCCCAGCGGTCGAAGACGATTTCCTTGATGTTGTACTGCTTGCCGAGTTCTTCGATGAACTTTTCGATTGCTCCGTAGTGGACGACCGCCCCATCGGTCGTCATGATGAGCCCTTTTCGTTTCCATGTATCGTAGGGGACGTGGTCACGCCTTACTCGCAAGTCAAGCGTGTCGGCTGGTAGCCAAAAGAATGGCAAGACTTCGTATTTGCCGTCATCGGTTTCGGGTGGGAAGACAAGCACGAAGGCGGTTATGTCGGTGGTGCTTGAAAGGTCGAGTCCGCCATAGCACTTGCGCCCGCGTAATTGTTCAGAGTTCACGGCGAAGTTGCATGCATCCCATTTGTCGAGTGGCATCCATCGGAGCGATTGCTTGACCCATTGGTTGAGTCGCAGTTGGCGAAAAAGGTTTTCTTCCGCTGGGTTGTCCTTGGCGGATTGGAATGCGGTTTTCAATTTTTCGATGTCGACCGTCACGCCAAGGCTAGGGTTCGCCTTCTTCCAGACTTCTTCGTTTGTCCAGTCATCATCGTCTTTTGCGCCGTAGATGACTGGGTAGAAGGTCGGGTCATTCTTTCGCCGTGCCAGCACGTCTTCCGCCTTTTGATGGACTTCCCAGCAGATGGAATTGCGGTCAGTTCCCGCTGTGGTGATTAGGAAGTATAGCGGTTGCTTTCGTGCATCCCCGGACCCGTGGAGCATGACATCGTATAACGCTCGGCTCGGCTGTGCGTGGAGTTCGTCAAAAATTACGCCGTGGACGTTCAAGCCATGCTTTGTGTAGGCTTCCGCCGAGATGACTTGGTAGAAACTGTTTAGCGGCATGTAGACGATTCGTTTTTGGCTGGGGATTATCTTGCATCGCTTTTTTAGGGCTGGGCATTGTTCAATCATTCCGCATGCCACGTCAAAGACGATGCTGGCTTGCTGGCGGTCGGATGCACAGCCATAAACTTCCGCACCGTATTCGCCATCTCCGCATGTGAGATAAAGTGCGACCGCCGCCGCCAGCTCGCTCTTACCTTGTTTTTTCGGTATTTCAACGTAGGCGGTGTTGTATTGGCGGTAGCCGTTCGGTTTCAGCGTTCCGAAAAGTTCTCGGATGATTCGCTCTTGCCAAGGGAGCAGTTCAAAGTCTTGACCATGCCAAACGCCTTTCGTGTGTTTTAGACTGGAAATAAAAGCGATGGCTCGGTCGGCCATCGCTCGTTCTTTTTGTTCGAGTTCACTCATTGTTCTCCTTGTTTCGGCTTATTCGACCTCAACGTATTCCATGATGATGCAAAGTGCTTCGTCATAACTTTTTGATGCGAAGACTTTGTTTTGCATCTCGGTCGCCTTGTCGGCTTGCACAGCGTTGCGAAGCGACCGTGATGCCAGCCCCACGAGGTTGAAGATGTTGCCGTCCGCACCTATTAGTTTGCATGTTGGTTTTTCCATCAGTCATTCTCCCCGTCATCGTTGACTTTACCGCATAATTTGCAGACGGCGCAGTCGCCGTGGTCGACCCAGTCGTGTTTGCATTTCGCTTGGTTCTTGCCAAGCGGTCGGCTATCGGCAAGTGCGTAGGTGACATGCTGGACTGCCATTATTCGAATATCGTGGCGGTTCTTTCGCTCGCTTGCAGTGAATTGGATTCGAAGAGATTCCAGCTCGGCATCGGCTTTCCACTTTTGGATAATTTCCGGGGCTTTGTTTAAGTCTTCCATGATTTCAAGGCGTATAGCATGGATGGTTGCGGTGTAGCGGTTGATGTCCGTTTGGGTTAGGTCGTTTCTGCTCATGAACCCTTTCATGTAGTTGTCGATTGATTTGAAAATGTCTTTTTTCATGATTCGCCCCCTTAGCTCCCAAACGAGATTCGCCCTGTGGCTAATTGCTCGCCCCCATGCAATGCTTCGATGAGTCTTGTTATTTTGTCGTAGTCGCCGTAGCGGTCACCTTCAAGCAAATCCCACCACATCGACCGCATGACTTCTCGGTCATTCTTTTTGCCGATAGACCCCAATTTGCTTGTGTTTGTTTCGGGGTCATAGTGTTTGGCTTCTTTGTTGAAGGCGGCTTTGAGTTTAAGCCATAGGTCATGTGCGAATTCGCACTCTTGCTCGGTGGGGTTGTTGGCGATTTTGTTCAGCGTGTCGTAGTCGCCCCAGCCACCGAATTGACGTTGTGTGTCACGGTTTGCGATGATGGCTTCTGCCGTTGTCCATTCGTAGTTGTAGGCTTGTGGTTCTTCTTGCCTTGTGTTTTTGCTTTTTCTTTCCATAGTGTTTCTCCTTTTTTTAGGCTCGATGGCCTTTTTCAAGCACAAACAATGGCGCAAAAAAAGACAAAAGTCCAGTGCTAAAGCGAAAGTTTTTCACGATTTTCAAAGATTTATTGGCACGAAAAAGGTTCGGTTTTGCCGAGCCTTTTCTCTCGTCATTGGTTACTTTTTGACTGCGATTGGCGAGATGATGATTTGCAGTTTCCCGTCAGCGGTTTCTTTGACCCCGGCGTAGAAGACCGTTTTGCCGTTCTCGTAAATGACCCCGAATGGATTCTTGGTCAGTTTCGTGGCGGTTGGCATCACTTGCTGAATCGCTTTTAGGTAATCCCTTGGGTCTTCGTAGTCTTTCTCGTCCTGCCATCGTTCATAGAGTGCGGCGAGTAGGTCGATGAACTCCTTGGGTGGTTCTTTACCTTTTGCCATGTTCCTCTCCTTTTATTTCGGTACTCAAGGCGTTTTCCACCTTGGCAACGACAGTAAGGCGCAAACGGTTTTTCAAGTCCAGAGAAACTTTCTTCTGCGGTGTGCCTTCTTTTGCACGGAGTTCGGCGTACCAATCTTGTAGTACGCCGAGCATTTCTTGCCAGTCCGTGACCGTGAGTTTGTGTTCTTCCAGTATTTTGTGGAAATCGGGCTTTCGGTGTTGAAGTTCCACCATGTGTATAAGGTTCGCTATCTTTTCCGCTGTCATAATTCTCCTTTTTATTCGACCACGAGTTTTGTGTTTTTTAGTGGCTGGCACTTGCCGTCACGTTCGAGGTGAATGTTCTCGCTCCCGAACATTTTGGCGAATCGGCGGACGATGACATCGCAGTAGTTTTCCGCAAGTTCCATGTTGTAGGACGTGCGATTCATTTGCTCGCATGCCATGAGTGTTGAACCGCTCCCGGCGAAGGCATCATAGACCAATTCGTTTTCTCGGCTGGAGTTGCGAATAAGTTTGGCGCATAAGGTTATGGGTTTCATCGTGGGGTGTTCGGTGTTCCGCATTGGCTTGGCATCACGGACGATGTCGCTTGGGAAGTTCTCAGTTATCTTTTCGAGGACTTTGAGCAGTTCTTCCTTTTTCTTCTTCGACCAGTCCGCCTTGTCTTCAAGTACGCTGGATTGCGTTCGGTCGTAGATGAAGAAGTGTGGGCGACCGCTTTGTTCCTTCCAGCCGTAGAGGATAGGCTCGAATTGCCATTGGTAATCCGAACGCCCAAGGGTGAAGTGGCCTTTTGCCCATATCAAGGTTTGGCTTATTTTGAACCCCGCTTTTTTCATGGCGTTGATAAAGTTCACGCTTTCCTTGGTGCTGTGGAAGATGTAAACCACCCCACCGCCTTTTGTTACGGCGTAGGTCGCCTTGTAAAACGAGAGCAGGAACGCATAGAACGATTCGTCACTCATGTTGTCGTTCAGGATTGGGCGTTCGGCGATTGTTTGTCCTTTGTATTCCGCGCGGTCTTGTTCCGCCGCACCGTAGTCGATGTTGTACGGCGGGTCGGTTACGACAAGGTCGGCGTGTTTCCCGGCAAAAAGTTTCTTGACATCGGTTTCGGCCGTGCTGTCGCCGCAAAGCAGACGATGTTTGCCGAGGCACCATAGGTCGCCGCTCTGGGTGAACGCCTTTTCAATTTTGCCGAGTTCGTTCCCGGTGTCGAAGTTGTCTTCTTTCACATCATAGACCGTTCCGCTGAATAACTCGTCCAGCTCCTTGATTTCGAAACCAGTCAGTGCCGTGTCGTATCCGCTTAGTTGCAAGTCTTTGAGAAGGTCGGTCAATTTGTTTTCATCCCATGTGCCACTGATTTTGTTGAGGGCGATGTTTAGGGCTTTTTCTTTTTGCTCGTCAATGTCCACGACCACGCAGTCCACTTCGGCAATTCCGAGGTGTTTCAAAACGCCAAGGCGTTGGTGTCCGCCCACGACCGTGTTGTTTCGGACGTTGACGAGTATCGGTTCAACGTATCCGAACTCTTCGATGCTCCTTTTGAGCTTCTCGAATTCCGGGTCGCCGGGCTTGAGTTCTTTGCGTGGATTGTATTCCGCTGGCCGAAGGTCGGCGGTTTTGAACTTTTTAAACTGCATTTTTAATTCTCCTTTTTG